CGACATGATTGAAAAACTGTCTGAATGTGCCAAATGTGAAATTGACAAAGGAATTGAAAATATAGACCCGTGTGAAATGGGACAGGTTACAGATATGATGAAAGACCTTGCAGAAGCAATGTATTATCGTACATTGATGAAATCAATGGAAGAATCGAGTGCAGATGAAACAATGGAAATGTTTGAGCGGCTTGGTGACGGCAGAAGATTTTATGATAACTACCGCTATTCAAACGGCAGATTTGCACCGAAAGGCAGAGGAACGCGCCGGGGATACGATGAACCTCCGTATTTCCACATGACACCGGAAATGTACCGCGGAATGGAACATGACAGGGATATTGACCGCAATTATGGAAGAATGTATTACACAGAACCGGCGACAAGCGGCATGAATATGACTGAAAGCGGATATGATAAAGCGAAGCGGCATTATACAGAAACCAAAGAAATGCACAAAGCGAATACCGCAGAGGACAAAGAACATAAGATGAAATCGCTTGAAAACTACATGAAAGAGTTGTCCGGCGATATTACAGAACTGCTTACAGACATGACGGCAGAAGAACGTACAATGCTGAAAAGCAAGCTTTCAACGCTTGTAAGTAAAATGTAATAATGTAATGGCAGGGGCAGAAATGTCCCTGCTTTCTTGAACATTGACAACTAAATATTGGCTAGTGATTTGTGGATTTAAAAAATTTTTTCAAAAAGGCATTGACTTGTTACACGTAACATTATATAATGTAACTCGTAACAAGGAGGTGGTTAAAATCGCACCTAAGAGCAGAGCTGATTACATGAAACAGCGTAGAGAAAAGACAAGAAATTTTAGTGCTGAACTTGACAGAGAAAAGTTTGAGAAGCTAGAAAAAAAACTTTCTGAAAAAGGGATAACTAAAAAGGAATGGCTTGACAACAAGGTTGATGAAGAAATCAGTAATTAAGCAAAAAGAGCAGTTGCCCATGATTTGACGGTCATGCAACTGCTCTAAAACCGAGATAACTCTCTGTGAAATATTTTATCATAGAGAGTATCTCTTTTCAAGAAAAAATTGAAAGGTAGGTATAATTTATGAAAGAATTTTTGCAAATAGTGTATACGAATCAAATAGAAAATACGGAAACTGGTGATGAGTATTTTAAAATCTTTGAACCATTTATGGATAGGCTTAAAGAAATCTTGAGTGACAGCCTTTATGAAGAACTAGAAGAATTGTTCAATACTTGTGCAGCTCAAAACAACAGCTTCTATGCAGTTACGGGTATGAAACTGGCGATTGGCATTATGGACGGAACCTTTGTTCCAACATGCTAGGAGGTTCTGTTATGAATGGAGAAGTAATAAATAAAAATACTACAATAACTACATTAGAAATTGCAAATATGCTAGAAATGAAACATTATAAGATACTTGAAAAATTAGAGGGTACAAAAGACGGCAAAACAAAGGGAGTTATTGAAACTTTAACTCACCACGATTTCGTGGTCAGTGATTATTTTATTCCGTCTACATATAAAGACGATAGCGGAAAAGAAAACAAATGTTATAAAGTAACCCGCATGGGCTGTGAGTTTCTTGCGAATAAGTTTACCGGGGAAAAGGGAATTGTTTTTACCGCCCTGTACGTGAAACGCTTCCACGATATGGAGCAGGCATTGAAAAAATCACGGCAGGCAATCCCGGAGAAAGAGTCACTTGAACATTATGGTATTGTAGAAAAGCCGGATAGCGGCAAGTGGTTTAACAAGAATAACTGGAAACTTAAAATAATCTGTGACCGATTCAAATGGACACGAAAATTTTTATACCACAAAATTCTTGTTGAACTGTCCGATTTGCACAATTTAGAGCTTGTAGAAAAGCTTTATACCGTTGCATACGGACACAAACCGGAGTACAAGCTGAATTTGCTGGATTACAGTGAAGAACTTGCCGAAACAGCAACAAGATATGTTAATTACTTGTTAATTGAAGAATGAAAAAATAATAATTTCAAATTTAGAAATCACTGGCTGATATTTAGCTGGTGATTTCTTTTTTTTGAGGTGAAATATGTTTTTGATAAATGGTATTGAGTGGAAAATTGAATTTGTTCACGGCACAAACAATAATTTGACACGTTTTGACGGCTCTATAAGCCTTGCTGTGACCGATTGGAACGACAAGACTATATATGTATCAAACAAGCCAAAAGGGGCTTATTTGCGTAAAATAATAGCACACGAACTATGCCATTGTTTTTGCTTTTCTTATGGTGTGAGTATGCCGATTGAACAGGAAGAATTTATGGCAGACTGGATAAGCAAATATGGCACAGATTTGATTTATCTGCTTGATTATTTAATGGCAGGGATACAGAGGGGAGCGGCAGTGTAATGGATAAAATAGATAAGCTTCTTGAATATGTGCGCCGGACAAATCCCGAAATGACAAAAGAACGATTGATTTATGAATTGGGAGAGTGCCGGTATACAGCAAAATCATTAATTTTTACGGCAGAAAGCGTGAATTTGCAAAAAGAAAAAGATTTAAAAAGTTGATTTAAAGCTATCTGCATGGTATAGTATTAGAAAACGCAATAAAGGGGTAGCGAAGTATGAAAACTTGTCCAAACTGTGGAGAACTGATAGGCGATAGCGTTGACCGTTGTTTTAACTGCAATTACAGCTTTAAGTACAAGAGCGTAATTAAGAAAGAAGCATTGCAGGAGCGCAGAAAGCAGGCAGAAAAAGAAATCGAAGAACTTAACCGGAAAAGGGAAGAAGAAAATGAGCGAAAAGAAGCTGTTATTAATGCTATTAAATCCGGCAGAATAACAAAAAACGATGTCATGAAAACGACCGGATTTGATTTTGTGGGATATAAAATTGTCAGATATTGCGGAATCGTAACCGATACTGCGTTATACAGTTTAGGCATGATGACGGATTTAAAAAATGCAATGAATTTTAAAGCGATGGTCGCAGGAAAAGAATATAGTGCATTTTCAGAAAAAGTGCAAACTTTTATAGATGAATTAATGAACGACATGGCATTAGAAGCCTTGTACAAGGGCGCAAACGGTTTAGTTGGAATATCATATAGCTGTGCGCCGTATTGGAATACCGGCGACATTTCATTAATGATTACAATGAGCGGAACGGCTGTCTGCATTGAAAAGGAGTAGAAACTTATGGCATTTACAAATAAACGCGGAGAAAATATTAGTTTTGAGTGTTCGGAGCTGATAGATGAGTTAAAATCGGATATTGAGGAGTTCGGCGGTGACAAAATTGTAGCCGCGCGGTGCAAGGATACGCACGGTGTAACGTTGTATGTTAATTATGATTTTATTGAACCGGAAGACCCGATAAAGAAATCGGAATTACAGGAAGACGAATACATACAGACCATGACGATGACAGCGTTGCTTATGCTGTTGGAACAACAAGACAAATTATTTTAAAAGCTATAGGGAGTTGCGGCACTTCCTATTTTTAAATTCTATGAGAAAGGGGAAACAATGCCGAGGAAAGCAGACACTACTATTATTGATAAAGTATATAACAATTTGAAAGTTGACAAATTGACGGACCAGTACAATTCATATCATAGAAGACTTTATGAATGTACTTGTTTGCTGTGTGGGAAGAAAAGACTTGCTACTAAACAAAATCTTCAAAGAAACGAAGTAAAGGATTGCGGAAATCATCGGGATTATAAGGATATTAAAAATAAACGTTTTGGCAAATTAGTTGCAGTATACGTTACCGACCAAAAAAGCCATACAAAAAGCAGATGTAAAATATGGCATTGTAAATGCGATTGCGGCAATGAATGTGATGTACATTATGATGATTTAAAAAACGGAAAAGTAAAAAGCTGTGGCTGTTTAAAAAACGAAAACATTCAAAAATTATACGCTTATGGTACTGCACCGTGCAAATTGAACGGAAATAAAATAAGAAAAACAAATACATCAGGGACAACAGGTGTTTGGTTTGATAAGTCAAGGAATAGGTGGTGCGCAGAAATAATGTTTAAAAAGACAAAATATTTTTTAGGACGCTACAAAAGCAAAGAAGAAGCTATAAATATTCGGAAAATTGCAGAAGATAAAATTTTTTGCGAATTTTTAGAATGGTATGAAAAAACTAAAAAAAGTGATTGACTTTTTGCGAGGCATTGATATATTTATTCTATATAGTAAAAAGAGAGGAAGTGAAAGAAAAATGCCGGCGGGACACTTGAAAAATGAACATGATAAAGAGAATAAGGAACAGGACTTTGAAACAACATTTTTGCATGGGCATGACGGTTCGCAATGTATATATTATACAAATGAAAAATGCTTATATTATAATGACTGTGAATCACCGTGCCACCATTGTCATCACTACACGACAAAAATTAGAAATTGAAAAACTGCTTGTTGTTCGCAACGGGCAGTTTTTTTAAATTTTCGCTCAATTTTTTATTCGGAAAAATTTTTAACCCCCCGTCCCTTTAGATTTTCAGCCCGGTCAATCCATTTTCAAAAATCCTCGATTTTCGAGCGGATTTTAAGCAAATTTTGCCGGCAAAATTCACGAAAAGTTTTACTATTTTAACGTGCTAAAGTATAAACTATGGACTTACTTCGGTGAATGAAAAGTCTATTTTTTTATGTCTGCAAGCTTGTAAAATGCCCGCAGTCGCCTTATTATTTTGCTATGGTATAAAACATAACCATATAAGGCATTTAAAGCCGTATAAGGCTATAAACAGCATAGAAGCGCAACGGCAAAACTGCCTTTATTTTGGTGGCTGTTGTTCCTGCTTGCGCTTTGC